CATGCTATGCGCATACCTGGGTGGAATCAATACCGATCAACTAGCAGACGCAGCAGGAATCGAACGAAACCACATGGCTGCGATCCGAGCGGGACGTGCAACGGTTACCGGAGAAGACATCATCGGGATGTCGGATGCGACATACAGCATGGCTCCGGCGCTTGGCAAGCAGCCGATCGAAGTACGCCAGATCGAAACTAGCAAGGAAAGACAGTAGCTCTTATTTTTTAAGAGCAAAGTGCATTGAAAATGCACAAATGGAGGACACAGATGGGCCTGGAGAATATACCAGCAAACAAACTGGAGCAACTATACCAGGCAATGCTGGAAGACATCGAAACAGAAACAAAAGAAAAAGAGCAGTCCGCCGGTCAAGACAGAACTGCCCCAGATGATCCAACACAAAAAGGATCATCTCCATTTTACAGCAAAAAGCTGAAAGAAGGGAAGAAACCGAAATGGAGAAAAAAGGAATCAGCATACAAGAAGCAGCTCTCCTTACAGGGTTTAGCCAATCAACGCTCTCACACGCATGTGAGACCGGAGAAATCAAGGCACACAAAGAAGACCTGCACCATTGGACAATCAACGCCGCAAGCCTGAGCACATACGCAGCCAAGCACAGGACACGCAAGCGGACAGAGAAGCAAAAGAGCATTGATCAAAAAGGATTTACAGCAACGATCGATGCCAATAACGGTGAGGTCAAAGAGATCGATGGAGATCCTGTCGAAGCAAAGGAAAACACGCCAGTCAATAAAAAGACAGATCAAAAGAGCGAAAGCCCATTCATTACAGTGAAGACAGCTGATCCTGTCACAAAGAAAAGCGAAGACGCAGCGCTCGGAAAAGGCCTGCAGGGAATATTCCGTGAATTGATGTACGGGCCAGAAAAGGAAAGCTGGATGGACAAGCCAATCGAGCTTACATATAGAGACCTGCAGGCATACGGAGACATGCGGTTCATGGCAGGCATGCGAGCCGCAAGAGAGGACAACACGAATGCAGAAGAAGACTAAAAGACATCTGCGGCGCAGTATCCGGATCACGCTGGAAGCACTGACAACTGTCGCAATTGCAGCAGGCATGCTGTGGACATTCGCGCAGGCGGTTCTGCAGGAAAGCTATAAATTAGATCCACCGAGTCAGGAAGAGATCCAGCACGATCCAAGCCTGGAGCAATATGCAGCGGAGGCATCAAAATGATCAAATTTGAAACCATGGGAGAAGACACCGTCTGCTGTACGGTCACAGGATCACTTCACGATCTGCAGCAGGAAGTCATCGGGATGTATACACAACTAAAAAACGATCCTGTTCTCAGCCAATTGTTCTCACACGCAATCGAGCTGGAAAAAGAGAACAAGATCGAAGTCATCGCAGTACAAAGCGAAAGCGAAACAAAAAAAGAGGAGGTTTCATGATCGCGATAATAATTATTATTTCAGCCATGATTATTTTAATGGCATGCGCTCTGGCGGTAACAATACAGCAGCTTCGAAAAACAATTCGTGAGCTGAAGGAAACAGAGCAGCGCGTTAATAGAATTCACAGCAATCAGAGGATGAACATTTCATACATAAGCGCCCAGCACGAACAGATCGAAAACATTATGAAGATCATCGAGAACTTGATGAAAATTTCAGACTCGCAGCAGGCAATTGTTGACATCTCACAGAAGCAGACACAGGAGATGCAAAAGACGGTCGACAAATTCGCAAAGACAGCAATCGATGCAAACAACCATGCGGCATTTGTAAACACCGAATGGATCAAGATGAAAAACGAAGTCTATGGAAAATATAAACATGCTAACTTTGGCAAATCTGCAGGAGAAGAAAACCATGAGTGACTCTGAACACGTATATAGATGCAACAACTGCGGATGGATCGGAACCGCAGACGAGGTCGAAGAGAAGGACGTCGATCTGGAAGACGAATACGGAGTCGGTGGAGATTTTGGAGATCATCACCATGATACATGGGACACATGCCCAGAATGCGGAAGTGCAGAGGACTTAGAAGACCTAGGAGAGTGTCCTGAATTTGGCCCAGAAGAATGGGCAGACACACTCCGGCAGGCAAAAGCCGTCGACAAAATAATGAAAACGGTAAAAGCATATACAAAAGCAAATTATCCAGACGATCAACTTCTGAAAGCCAAACTTGATCAATTAGAAAAAGAAATTATTTACCTGGAGGGACCATTCGATGCCTGAAAAAAATTTCATAGAGATCAAGCAATCCAGCAGACCAGGAAAGACGGTCATGCGAGAGCACGTCGACGACATGCAGGAATCGGTCAAAACAGATCGATGCAAGTATATCGGCGGATCCGATGCTGGAGCAATGCTCGGCCTGAACGCATATAAAAGCGCCTACACACTATGGGCCGAGAAGACCGGCCTGGTCAGCGACGAGATACCAGACAACGACGCCATGCGCACAGGAAGAGATCTGGAGCAGTATGTCGCAGAACGCTGGATGGATATCACCGGAAAGAAATGCCGCCGCGATAATTTCAGATACACGCTGAAAGAATATCCATTCATGATCGGACACATCGACAGATCGGTGGTCGGAGAAAATAGCGGCCTGGAATGTAAGACAGCTAACAGCTTTCAAAATAGCATGTACGAGAACGGGGAATTCCCTGACAGCTATTATGCACAGTGCCAGCACTACATGGCGGTCACCGGAGCGGAACGCTGGTACCTTGCAGTCTTCTGTTTCCCGCATATTTACACATTCGAGATCCAGCGGAATGAAAAAGAGATCGATGCACTGATCAACGAAGAGAAAAAATTCTGGTTCAATAACGTACTGGCAAAAGTGGCTCCGGAGATTGACGAGACAAACAGCACATCTGAGACAATAAAAGAGATGTATCCGGCAGACAGTACAAAGCCAGAAGATACCATCGCAAATCTGGAAGGAATAACCGAAGGACAGCTTCAGCAATACCGACAGATCAAAGATCAGATCAAAGAGCTGAAGGATCTGCAGGAAAAACTTGAGAACCAATTCAAATCAGCGATGGGAGAATACCAGGTCGGCCGAATTGGAGAATGGACGCTGAAATGGAAAGCCAGCACGAAGAGCGACATTGATCGCAAGCGGCTGAAAGAAGAACGGCCAGACATCTACGACCATTACAAGATCGTCACAGATAACAGACGGTTCTCAACAGAATCGCCGGAGGAATTAAAAGCAAAGGCTGAGAAGGCAGCCAAAAAGAAAGAGAAGGCAAAGAAACAATAATGGCAAAAGCAGGACAGACCGGTCTGATCACCGGAAATGAAGCAGCAAAGACGAACGAGATCCAAACAGCAGCAGAGAACACAAAGAAGCTGACATTCAGCACATATCTGACAGGACCGCACATCCAGGAGTCGATCATGAAGACTCTCGGAGACGCTACAAAGGCGAAGACATTCACGTCAAGCCTGATCAGCGCATGCAGTACAAATCCAGATCTGAGAAAATGCGAGGCATCTACAATCATATCAGCAGCGCTCCTGGGCGAGAGCTTGAAACTGAGCCCAAGCCCGCAGCTTGGCGAATATTACATGGTCCCATTTAAGGACAACAAGCACAACCGCACAGTGGCAACTTTCCAGCTCGGTTATAAAGGCTATATTCAGTTGGCAATCCGGTCCGGACAATATCGCAAGCTCAACGTCCTGCCGATCAAAGAAGGCGAGCTGATCAAGTATGATCCACTGGAAGAAACGGTCGAGATCGAAATGATCGACAACGACACCGAAAGAGAAAAGACAAAAACAATCGGATATTACGCATTCTTTGAATTAACGAATGGATTTAAAAAAACGCTCTACTGGAGTAAAGAGAAAATGACAGCACACGCGAAGCAGTACAGTAAATCATTTTATTCTTCGAGCTCCTTCTGGCAAAAGGACTTTGACGCCATGGCATGCAAGACAATGCTCCGCCAGCTGATCAGCAAATGGGGGATCATGAGCATCGACATGCAGAGCGGATATACAAACGACATGACGGTCCAGGACAAAAAAGAAGACAGCAGCGAAGCAGAAACAATCTACTTTGATAATCCAGTCATGGATCTAGATCCGGAGACCGGAGAAGTCATTACAGATGCAAAACCAGCAGTGGATGCAGAGACGGTCGAAGCAGAACCAAACGACGCAGATCCATCTGCAGCAGAATGAAGACTCTGCAATTCACAGTCCCAGGAGTAACACGGATGGGCCATGCCTATACGCCTAAGGACACGGTCATGTACGAAAATCTGGTGCGTACATGCTTCATGGAAAAATATCCGAAACACAAACCAGGACACGGTTCCGTCTATGCTTCAATAATTGCATATTTTCCAATTGCAAAAGGAACGAGCAAAAAAAAGATCATAGAAATGGCGCATGGAGATCTGCAGCCATTAAAGAAGCCCGATGTTGACAACATAATCAAGAGCATTCTCGACAGCCTGAACAACATCGCTTACACAGACGACAGTCAGGTGGTCGGATGCGCCGCAACAAAATATTACAGCGATCAGCCAAGAGTCGAGGTCGTACTTAAATTCCCAGGAGATAACACAGGAGAAAACGAAAATGAAAAAGACTAAAAAGCATCCAGATACAAACATTGAGATCAGCAGTGAAGTGCTTGATCAGCTAAGACCAGCCAGCAACGATTATATAAATCTGCCGGTCTTCGAAGATCTAAAACAAATGATCAACGAGACAATCCGCAGCGCAGTAGACAACTGCGACAGGGCAGACACCAACACAGTATCCGTGACATTCGATGTCGACAGAGATCTGACCACCGAAGGACAGATCCAGGAGAAGACAGGAGAATTGGTAAAGGTATTCCTTCCAGTAGAGGCCAAGATCTCACTGACGAGCAAAAAGAAGATCATCAACGAGAAGGTCAAGACGGACGTCTTCACATCCACAAGCGACGCATTCGGGGGAACGAAAATCGAGAGATTTCAGCCGTCATTATTTGATCCGGAGTAATAATCATGGGAAGTCAAAACAACCGCTGGATCGGTGAAGGACGCCTGGGCAAGGATCCACAATACAGATCGGGCCAGGGAAAGAACGGAGGCACATGGGAAATGTGCAACTTCTCAATTGCCTGCGAGAGAGAAGACGAAGACAAGGTCCAGGACAAGGACGGAAGCATGCGAAGCAAAGTCGACTGGATAGACGTAAAAGCCTGGGGACAGCTGGCAAATCAATCAAGCTATTACCACAAGGGAGACACGATCCACGTCGAAGGAAGACTGGAACACAACGACTGGACCGGTTCTGACGGCGTTAAGCACTATGGAATGCTGATCGAAGCAGATACCATACTGGATGGAGATGCCACCACGTCGGCCCCAGAAACGCGCCGTGGAGAGTCTCACGACGTCCGCAAGGAATACAAGGAAGAAGAAGTGAAGAATCAGGTGGCTGAGGAGAACAACATCGATCCAGATGAGCTGCCATTCTAAGGGGATACAAGATGGCGGAAAAAAAGGGATTTATTGCAATTGACAGAAATATAAATACTTGGCGCTGGTACACGGACGCAAACACAATGCGCGTCTGGATCCATATTTTGACAAATTGCAATTATGAAAAAAATGAATTCAAAAACACCGTAATAAACCCAGGCCAAATGTTCACATCTTACGAACATATCGCCGAAGCACTCAAAATCACAATTTCGCAGGCTAGAACTTCAATATCTCACATGCGAGAAACAGGAGAAATCGCATGCGAAAACGCACACTATGGCATACTAATAACCGTGTTAAATTGGGAAAAATACAACATTCCAAAAAAAACATCGCAGGCTGGAACGCAGGCTGAAAATAAAAATGTCGCAGGCTATTCGCAGGCTGGAGCGCAGGCTAATCGCAACAATATAACAAATAAACAATATATTAACAAAAATACAGATGATGATTATATAGGCGATTTGAAAAAAATATTTTCTGTCGGTTTTGAAAAAGAACCAGACGAAGATGATCTCGACATCCTGAACCAGCTGATCCAGGAAGCAGGTTATGCGAAAGTCCTGGAAGCACTAAAGAAGACACGGAAACACAATGGGCAGGAGATAACATACACCAAGCAGATCATCCAGAAGCGGAAAAGCAAAGCGAAGCCATTCGATCCTGATAGAGAAATTGAAAAAATTCTTGAAATCATCGCAACGGAGACAAAAGAAAAAGGAATTCCTGGATCAGGCATGATGACGGCCGCATTCGAAATGAAAAAATATTACACAGACGAGGAGATGTATCTGGCATTAAGAGAGTGCTCAGCATACGACACATTCGATCCTGACTCATTCCGCAATGAGCTGAGAACAAACGAAATGCAGCGGAGGGATGTATGACGCCAGACAAAAACGAATGGCACACGAAGACGATCGATGCATATACCATGAAAGACGTAGAGAACGCGATCCAGGAGCTGAGAGCGGCGGGATGGTATGTCGGCGGAGATCAATACACCAATTCAAATAACACGGCCAGAATCGAATACAGGAAGCCGTCGGAGGTAAGCAAATGAGCTATGTATTAAAACCGTGTCCATTTTGCGGCGGAAAAGCCGAACTCGATAAATGCATACCATGCGGTTATGTACATGTAAAATGCACACATTGCGGAGCTACCGGAAAGAACCTAACAATCACAAAAGAGGATGATGCATTCGGATCCGATGTAATAGCCGTCATCGCCTGGAATACGAGGACAGAAGAATGATACAAAATTTCATAAATGGCGTCATGATATTTCTGATCGGAGTAGCCGCCGGAATATTCTGCATGGGAATGGCAAACGCTAAATCGAACGACGATCGAGAACGCGAAAAGCAAAAAGAGATCCAGCAGATCCGCGAAGAGTACAAAAAAAGACTGGAGAGAAGCCGCAATGAATAACAGTCTGCAGGAACATATCAGTAAGATCAACGAAGCACGAGAACAAATGCGCAGCACAAGATCAATCAAGCGGAAGAGGGATCTCGCAAGATATATCCGAAGACTAAACTGTGAAATGTCCGAATGCCTGAAGTATATGAGGGAGGCGAAAAGATAACATGAACTGGATACAAAACAAGATGCCGGAAGAGGAAGACGATTACATCGTGACGATTGAAGGCGCTGAGATGTCCACATGGCTCCACTGGGACGGAATAAGCTGGACAGACATAAACAACACGCCTTACAAGATAATCGCATGGTGCGAATTCCCGCCAGCATTCAAGAGGGGAAAGCATGGCCAGCAAAACGCAGATCACGATTGATGATCTGCGGCAATACCGAAGCCGTAAATTTGAGATCATGTCAATCTCTGAGGAAATAAAAGCGGCATATTTCCCAATCAAGACTGCAAGCGGAAACGGATCCAATGGATCAACGCCTGGAGATCCAACGGCCGCAGCATTCCACCACATCGAGACACTAAGAAACAAAGCAACACGCCTGCAGAAGAGAAACGATCTGGTAAATTTATGGCTCGAGACATGCGAAGACTCCGAGCTCGCAGCTATATGCCGGCTCCATTATTGTGTAGGAAAAACATGGAGCGAAACCGGAAGCATGCTTGGATTTGCAGGAATAACAGTACGAGCGAAAGCCAACAAATATTTTGAAATTTGAAAAAGAATATCACTTTGTATCACTTTATATCAGGTCGATCTGTGGTATAAGTAAGATATCGAAGAATGAAAAAGAACGACCACGGCCGCTCTTTTTTCTATTCTCCGGACAAGGATCCCGCATGCAAACCAAACGCAGCAGTCATTGATCTGAGCGTCCCCCATCAACACGCGCAGAAAAATACCTCCTTAAAGCGGGATCCATTATGGAGCAAATAACATGTCGAAAAGCAAAGACATCGCGAAATATTACGATCTAACAAGCGAAAAGAAATATAAACGGCGCATGCAGCAGCTGGAGAAACAAGAGGCATGCCCATGCAGCACGTGCAAAGAAGAATGCAGGCAGATCGGATCATGCGACAGATATCGGCAATGGAATAAACAGACGTGGCGGATGCGCCACAACTAACCGGAGGAGAAACAAAGATGTCAAGATCAGGGCGATGGCCATACGTAAGACGCATGGCATGGGATAGGGACAGAAGAGACAGAGCAGTCTGCCACATCTGCGGACAGCCGATCGATTACAGCGTCCCAGCAAGCAGCACGCCGGACTCTTGGGAACCGGATCATTTGATCCCAGTAGCCAAGGCACCGAACCTGGAGCTCGATCTCGATAACGTCTCAGCCTCACACAAGCGATGCAATCGAGCACGCGGAGATGGCACAAACGGCGAGAACGTGATCGGAAAACAATCACGGATCTGGTGACCGGAAAAGCCGATCTTTCCAGCAGTAACCCAGGGGCCATGAAATCTTTTTCATAAAGGCCGGTGACGATACCAGCCGCCTGCAGTCATATCCCCCCGCGGATAATAAATTTATTTTTTTTGATTTTGGCGCAGAAAATGATTGATCCAAAGAAGACCGCCAGTCTGAAAAGGATTGGTGGATTGCCAAAACAAAATGATTGATCCAAAGAAGACCGCCAGTCTGAAAAGGATTGGTGGATTTAACCAGATGGAGGAAGCATGGAAATCGTCAAAATAAAACTGTCAGAATTAACGCCAGATCCGCAAAACGCAAAAGATCATCCGGAAGACCAGGTCGATCAGATCGTCAAGAGTATCCAGGAATTCGGAAACAACGATCCGATCGCAGTATGGGGATACCACAATCTGATCGTGGAAGGTCACGGAAGATATATGGCTCTCAAAAAATTGGGATTTGAGGAAGCTGAATGCATCCGGCTTGATAAGCTAACAGACGAAGAGCGCAGAGCATACATGCTCGTCCATAACCAGCTGACAATGAACACCGGATGGATCGCAGATCTTCTGAAAACAGATCTGACAGCAATCGATGACATCGACATGAGCCAGTTTGGATTTGATACAGACATGATCGGTGAAAGCCCGAAAGAACCGGAAGAAGACAATTACAATCCTGATGGCGTAAACGATACACACAACATCAAGCCAGGAGACGTCTGGCAGCTTGGAGACCATAAGCTCATGTGCGGAGACAGCACAGATCCAGCAGTCCTGGAAAAGCTAATGGACGGTAATAAAGCAGACATGCTCATGACCGATCCGCCGTATAACGTAGACTATACAGGAAAGACAAAAGACGCCCTGAAGATAGACAACGATGCAATGGAAGACTCGCAATTCAGGCAATTCTTAAAAGACGCATTCAGAGCAGCGGACGGAGCAATGAAACCAGGCGCTGTTTTTTATATCTGGCACGCTGACTCCGAAGGATACAACTTCAGAGGCGCATGCAACGACACAGAATGGAAGATCAGACAATGTCTGATCTGGGTAAAAAGCGTATTTGTAATGGGCCGCCAGGACTACCAGTGGAAGCACGAGCCGTGCCTATACGGATGGAAACCTGGAGCAGGGCATTACTTTACAGACAGCAGAAGAGAATCCACGGTCGTCGAAGAGGACAGACCGGACATCAAGCACATGAAAAAAGAGGACATGGAGAAGCTACTGGAGGAAATATATTCTGACAACGTAAGCACAACCGTGATCCACGAGGACAAGCCGCAGGTCTCAGCACTGCATCCAACCATGAAGCCAATTAAGCTCCTGGCACCGCTGATCAAAAACAGCAGCAGGCAAAAAGAGATCGTCCTGGATACATTCGGAGGAAGCGGATCAACGATGATCGCCTGCGAGCAGCTAAACAGAAGCTGTTACATGCTGGAGCTAGATCCGCATTATTGTGATGTAATCATAACGCGGTGGGAAACATATACAGGAAAGACAGCGGTCAAGCTGTAGGAAGGACAGGAAAGACATGAGCAGGAGTGCGAAGAAAATATGCGCGAACGTAGACAAGAGCGTAAAGGATCAGGCGGTCACCCTTGCGAATGCAGTCCTTGCAATGCAGGAGAAGATCGACAAACAAATACCAGTATATGCATCGATGCCGCTGGCACAGACAGTCGAAAAGGGAGACGGAAAGAAGATCCTCCGCCAGAACCCAGCCGTCGCTGAATTCAGGGCAACGGTCAGAGACTATGCCTCAGCATTGAAGGACCTCAATGAGATCCTGGATGAAAACAAAAAGCCTGCAGAAGCTAACAGACTTTATGCTCTGCGCGAGCGCTTCAAGGTACAGGCATGATGGGAAAAACAGAGCCGCGCATTTTTACACCGCCTCTGCGTCCACTAACAGAACATACGAGCCTGGGATTTGCAGCGATTGATTATGCTGAGACGGTCCTGGGAAAAACACTATATCCGTGGCAGAAGTGGCAACTGGTCCATCTTCTGGAGATAGACGGAGATCTAAGCACATCATGGCATTTCAGATACAGAACCGCGCTGATCATGGTCAGCCGGCAAAACGGGAAAACACTTCTTTCAGAAGTAATCGCTTCATTTTTCCTGAACGTACTGCAGGTCGACTCAGTATTCGGAACTTCGCTCAGCCTAGACAAGGCCGAGGAGGTATGGGAAGCGGTGGTCAACGATCAGGAGACCATCGATGAACTAAAAACCGATGTCGAGAAGGTCGGCAGAACGAACGGATCAAAGCGGCTGGTCCTTACAGGCCTGAGGCAATACAAGGTCGCAGCGCCAACGAGACGCGCCGGTCGTGGAGACTCAAACGATCTAGTCATGCTTGACGAGCTAAGAGAACACCGCGACTGGGAGACATGGTCTGCAGCAGTAGCATCAACGAACGCCAAGCCGAACGGCATGGTCGTCTGTTTTTCAAACGCCGGAGATCCAGACAGCGTGGTCCTGAGACAGATCAGGACGCAGGCAATCGATCAGATCAATGGAACAAACAAAAAAGCAGACTATGGCGGAGAAGTAGACACAAGCACTCTCGGGCTCTTCGAATGGAGCGCACCTGAAGGATCCGCAACAAACGACATCGAAGCACTGGCACAAGCAAATCCTGCGCTGGGCTACGGTAGAATGACAGAACGAGCACTGATGTCAGCCCGCGAAACATATCCAGACTTCAAATTCAGATCCGAATGCATGTGCCAGGAAGTAGCAACAATCCTCCCGCAGCCATTCCCAGAAGGAGCATGGAACGGAGGAGTGGACGACAGATCCACCATCATGGCGGAATCTCCGATCTGGTACGGTGTAGATCTAAGCCAGGACCGAAAATGGGGAAGCATAGCAGTCTGCGGTTTGAGGCAGGATGGCAATTATCACATCGAGGTCGTCGCCAGAGCAGTCGGCACGGAATGGATGATCGACTGGTTCCGCGCAAGAGCAATCAGCCAGCACATGAAGGTCGCATTCCAGAGCAGAGGAGCACCGGTCTCCGGACTGGCGGAGCAGATCTGCACGATCAATGGAGTCGAACGCAATGCAATCGAAGGAACGGACCTGACGAACGGATGGTCGCGTTTCTGGGACGGGATCGCAGCGTCCGCGCCAGTAATACCTGGAGAGACGCCTCGCGGCGGTGTGCGAATATTTCACCTCACACAGCCAATCCTGGACGCACCAGCAAAAACATGTCAGCTCCGAAACTTAGGCGGCGGCATTGAAATACCGGACAGAGTAAAATCGCCGGACGATATCGCTCCGCTGTTCGCCTGTGTAATGGCATTCACAGCAGCATCGGCAGTC